GGCGTAGCTCCAGTAGTTACAGTAGAAGCCGAAGCCGGTAACGTACAAAATACCGGAATGGAAACCGTTTATCTAAATGGAACAGTATCCAAGTACAGCGGTATGAATACGCTATCCGTCGAGCTCTTAGAGCGCAGCGGCTATCCTGGCTTTTATTCAGAGCTTACACAACAATTACAAAATGCTTACTTAACTGCAATCGATACAGCTGCACTTACAGCATTACTAGCAGCTGGTACTAATGGAACTGCGGAGACAGCAGATTCAACAGGTATCATCGATTACACTTCAGAAGCTTCAGCGTTAATTTACAAAAACACAGGTTACTTTGCGCAAAATTACATCGCTAACCCATCACAGTACCAAGCTCTATTAGGTGCTACTGATACAACTGGTCGTCCGATTTACAATGCGATCCAACCAATGAACGCAGCTGGACAAGTACGTCCATCATCTATCCGTGGAAATGTATTAGGTCTTGATCTATACGTAGATAAGAACTTCGCAGCTACTACCTTCGATGATGGCTCAGCTGTTATCTTGGCTCCAGAAGCTTTCACCGTTTACCGTAGCCCACAGGCTTACATGAGCGTAAACGTGGTAAGCAATCTACAGGTACAAATTGCTATCTACGGTTTCATGGCAACAATCGCAAAGATGCCATACGGAATCATCAAGTACGCAAAAATCTAATAACCAATAAATAATCCTCTAGGGTTTAGTAGCCCTATCCCTAGGGGAGCTTTTTAGAAAAGGAGTAAAGAGATGCCAGCTACTTATGTAACTGTCGCCGAGCTGAGGGCCAATCTTGGCATAGGTACTCTTTACTCCGATTCTGACGTGGAGTCTGTGTGCCAAACTAGTCAAGACCTTCTTAATAGTTATCTATGGTTCGACTTTGCTCCAGTAGTAGGCGCAACAATTAGTAACAATGTAGCGACAGTAATGCTTGCTAATCCCGGGCTATTCGTTACGGGAGAATCTGTAACGCTGGCTGGATGCGGTGCTACTTATAACGGCACTTACACAATTACCGGCACGGTGCCATTCTCTAGCGGTACTAATAATATTCTGCCTATGCTCTGGTGGCCGTGGGCATGGCAAAACTGGCCTAACGGTTATTCTTTTATTCAATTCGCTAAAACTGCAGCTAATGATAACTTTCATCGGATCGTGCCTTACGGCACGGCTACCGGGCCAGATACAAAGACAGCCACCTACGCTAATACGCCAGCGATCCGTCAAGCGGCGATGATATTAGCCGTAGATATATGGCAAGCCCGGCAAGTATCCCAAACCGGCGGAGTAGGCATGGATGGCTATACCCCATCGCCTTATCGTGTCGGTTACCAATTAATCAATAGAATCCGTGGGCTTATTCAGCCTTACGCCAATCCTTCGTCGCTAGTAGGTTAGATCGTGCCAGTAGCTATAACTACCCTTCGTACTACGATCGCCACAGCCCTTACAAATAATGGAGTCTGGAGCACGTTCGCTTTTCCGAGCCCAACTTTATTGGCTAATTCTGTAACGGTATTACCCGGCGATCCTTATTTACAGCCTACGAATGAAGGCTATAACACTATTGCGCCATTAGCTAACTTTCGTATTTTAATGGCTGTACCAGCTCTGGATAATCGTGGCAACTTAGCCGGCATCGAGGATTTTATTGTAGCCGTGTTTAATAAACTAGCTGCATCCGGGCTCTCTTATAATGTTACTAGCGTATCTACACCGTCGATTACAGATGCGGCCAGTGGAGCACTTTTAACCGCAGAACTAAATATCTCAATCCTTACGACTTGGAGCTAAAATGTCTGACCAATACGATATAAACGAAAATAATTTTCTGGCCCGAATCGGTCAGATTAAGCAAGAAGAAGTAAAAACTAAAGCTGCGCCAGCCGCAGAGAAGGAAGAATAAACATGGCCGTACAATTACAATCGACCGTAGGGGTCAAGCTGGCCAGTACTGATATTTCAGATCACGTATCCAGCGCGACTATTTCACAAATCTTCGACGAGCTGGAAATTACCAGCCTTGGCGATACCGCTCATAAATTTACAAAGGGTCTAGAGGCTTCAACACTATCTCTAGATTTCTTTAATGATTTCGCAGCTTCTCAGATTACTACCCTTCTGCAGACTAACTACGGTACTACTATTACTGCCGTATTGATCCCAGTAAAGGGCACAGCTGTAAGCGCAACAAATCCGCTTTACACCGTATCGATTTTGGTCAATAACTTAACTCCAATTTCAGGCGATGTCGCAAGCATTAACAGCTCATCGATTTCCTTTACATGTAACTCGACAGTAGCTTACGCAACTTCAGGAACCTTCTAAGGAGAATATAACTAATGGCAAAGCTAAAGATTACAAGGGCTAACGGAGAAGTAAGCGAGCATCGCATTACGCCGGGAATTGAATACGCCTTCGAATTAGTACATAAGGCCGGTATCTCTAAGATCCTACGTGAGACCGAAAAGCAGACAGAGATTTTCTGGCTAGCTTGGGAATGCTTACGCAGATCTGGGGCTACCGTGCCTACCTTCGGCCCAGAGTTCGTCGATTCTTTAGATATGGTCGAGGTACTCGAAGAAAAAAAATAGCTATTAGTCGGAGTTCGATGGGATACACGATCGCAGCTTTAGCGGTCGAGACCGGAATTTCGCCTAGTGAATTATTACAGATCGATGATGAGATGCTAAGGCTTCTTATCCAAGTATTAAACGATAGAGCAAAGGAGATGAAAGATGCCAGTAAACGTAACCGGCGTTAAACAACTCCAGAAGGCTATGCGTGCTGTCGATGATGATTTATTTAATGAAATGAGCACGGGCATAAAGGCCGTAATGCTTCCAATTAGAGATAAAGCTAGAGGATACCTGCCACGGCAAGATGATGTATTAAGCGGATGGGGTACGGCTACAGCTTCTATCGCTACAGCTAATTACCGGGCATTCCCGGCTTATAATTATCAGACCGCTAAAACTGGTATTAAATATAAGGCCGGATCTAATAAACGTAATCGTAATGGCTTCTCTGTTACTAACTACGTCTCTAACGAATCTGCTCCCGGTGCTATCTATGAGACCGCAGGTCGTAAAAACCCTAGAGGTACTACAGGCGGAGCATCTTTAAACCCTAATGCTTCTATTCAATTTATCGAAGCTCTGCCCGAAATGATGAATAATTTTAGAGCTACTGGTCGCAAGCGAGACGGTCGCTTGATCTACCGAGCATGGGCAGAAGATAGCGGTAAGGTTTATAAAAAGGTAGTAGATGCCGTAGAAAAAACCGCAAATAAATTTAATGCTAAACAAGCGAAGGCGGCATAATGGCCAGTTTAGTCGTCTCCGCATTATCCACATGGAGTAATAAAGGATTAAAGAAGGCCGAAAAGGATGTATCAGCATTCGATAAAACGGTAAAGAATTTAGGTAAAACTTTCGCTGGCGTATTCGCCGCATCTACTATTATAAATTATTCTAAGAATGCTGTTAAAGCGTTTATGGATGATGAGAAGGCCGCTAAAGCTTTAGAGGTACAGTTAAATAATCTGGGGCTAGGCTTTGCAGCTCCCGGCGTAGAGCTGTATATAAACAATCTTCAAAGAATGACCGGCGTACTAGATGACCAACTTAGACCAGCCTTTCAGACTTTAGTTACAGCTAGCGGAGATTTGACTAAGAGCCAACAAGCTTTAGATGTTGCGCTAAATGTTTCGGCCGCAACTGGAAAAAGTTTAGAATCGGTATCGGCCGCGCTTGCCCGTGGATTTTCGGGGCAGACCACAGCTCTTAGCCGTCTAGGAGCAGGATTAGATAAGACCTTATTAGCTACTGGCGACATGAATAAAATCATGGCCGAACTTAATAAGAAGTTTTCTGGACAGGCTACGGCTAGGTTATCTACATACGCTGGCCAGATGTCTTTACTTCAAGTTTACGCCGCAGATGCTCAGGAGACTATTGGAAAAGGTTTACTAGATGCTTTAAGGATTTTAGGCCGAGATAATTCAATCCAAAGTGTCGGCGATAGTATGCAGAATCTTGCCGACAATATAGCGAACGTAACTACTAACTTAGCTAAAATGATTAAGACCTTTACCGATGTAGCTTCTAACCCAGCCTTTCAAGCCGTCGTAGCTTTACTCTTATTAAGATCTGGCCGAGTAGATATTCTGGCTAAAGTCTTTGCTGGAGCCGCAATAGGTGGCGTTTTAACAGCTCCTAAACAAAATCTAAGCATGGAAGAAAATAGAGCTTTAGCCCAGAAGCGCATTCAAGATCGTATTAAAGAAGCTAAAGGTATTAAAACGGCTGTAGGTTACAGAGCCCAGGAAAATGCTGCTTTAAAAGCTAAAACAGAATTAGATAAAGCTAAAGATAAATTTGATCTAGAACGAATTGGTTTAATGGCTGCTTTAAATGCGGCAACCGATGAAGAAACTAAATTACGCCTTAGATCTCAATTAGCGATCTTAGATAATAATTCGGCTTTAGCTGCTAAGTATAATGCGGAATTAGAAGCTGCTCAAAAAGCAAAAGAGTTAGCGTCTGCTTTAGGTAATGCCTCAAACAGTATTGTTTTAAGTGCTAAAGATCTTGCCGCTTATTTAGCCAGCACTAGGACAGTTTCGGTTAGTCCGGGCGGATATACGGTAGAAGGTGCTAGAGCTTTTACTAACGAAGAAGCTGCTAACCAAGCAGATATTATAGGTAGAAACGTAATATCTAAAATGGAACGAATGGAAATGGGCTTTGCCTCTTCTTCAACTTCAAGCCGATCTAATACTCCAGAAGTAACGGTAAATTTAAATGCAGCTGGATCTATCTTAGGATTAGAGCAAGTAGATGCAGCTATTCAAGATGCGCTACTTAGAATCTATCGACAAAATGGCGACTTAGCTCCGGCAGGATTTATTCAATAATGACCGTGCCCGTAGTAAATGCAGTTATTAATTTCTCAACTGGCCCGGGCTTTGCACAGGCTTGCCTAATCGATTCAGGTATCTTTGGTACTAATATCTTTGCAGATTCTGCAGCTGTGATCGTAGATGTATCGGATCAAATAAATTTAATTCAAACTAATCGCGGCCGTAATGCTGTAGCCGATCAATTTACGGTAGGTACCTGTAGCCTTCGCATCATCGATCAGAATGGCGATTTCAACAGCCAAAACCCAGCTTCTCCGTACGCAGGGCTTCTGACCCCTATGAAGAAGTTATCTATAACTGCTACTTACGCCGGAGTTACTTACCCTATCTTCGCTGGCTTTATTACTGGCTACCAGACGACCCAGCCTAAAGAAGCTACAGATATAACCCTTACTACCATCACCGCCGTAGATGCCCTTAGATTGGCCCAGAATGCCCAAATAAGCACGGTTACAGGGGCTACAGCTGGCGATCTAACTGGTACCCGTATTAATCAAATTCTAGACCAAATCGAATGGCCTAGCTCTGCACGGGATATAGATGCCGGATTAACTACGGTTCAAAATGATCCGGGCACACAGCGAACAGCTCTAGGAGCATGCCAGACGGTATCAACCACCGAATATGGGGCATTCTATGTAGATGCTTCTAGCTCATTCGTTTTCCAAGATCGAGACGTTACCGTAGGTTCGATCGCTGGTACTCCAGTTTTATTTAGCGATGACGGTACAGGGATTATCTATAAAGATGCCGCATGGGTACTAAATGACGTTTTAGTATTTAATAAATCCACGGTAGTCAGATCTGGCGGATCTCCGCAAGTGGCCATAAATCAAGATTCAATAGACAAGTATTTTCTCCACAGCTACTACATAGATAACCTATTAATGCAGACCGATGCAGTAGCTCTCGATTATGCCCGGGCCTATACCGCATCCCGGCAGGAGACTTCGGTGCGATGCGATTCTTTAATGCTAGACCTTTATACGCCAGATTATAACGCTGGGATAATTGCAGCTCTAGACCTAGATTTCTTTGATCCGATCACCGTCAAAACTACCCAGCCCGGCGGATCGTATTTAGAGAAAACCCTACAGATCTTTGGAGTATCTCACAGAATTACGCCACAGAGCTTCTTGGTTAATTTCGTTACATTGGAAAGTATCATAGATGGGTTTATAATCGGAACAGAATACGGCGAAATCGGTATCGATCCGCTGTCTTATTAAGGAGATGAAATGCCTACTTTTCCAGTAGTTACTGGCGACATCGTTACCAGCACAATTTGGAACGGTTTACCAGCTTATGAAATATCAACACAAGCCGGCACTACCTACACTTTAGCAACTGGAGATCAATACCAGAAGCTTTTAGTCTTTACTAGCTCATCCGCTAAAACTGTAAGCATCCCGACAGATGCTACCTTTGATTTTCCAGACGGTACAGCTATAACAATTCTTAATGATAATGCTACAGGCGATATAACTATCCAAGCTGCATCCAGTGGCACTACTTCGGTTACTTCTGCCGGTGCTACTTCAAATGCTCCAAAGGTTAAACCTTTTACAGTAGCTGTCTGTTTAAAAATTTCTAATAATGATTGGGTAATCGTAGGAGCCGTCGCCTAATGATTGGAAATATTGCGGCTGGTTTATATGGATATAGTCAGCCTTTCGTAGCCACAGGTGGAAATGAAGTTACAACAGTAGGCGGATTTAAGTATCACTTTTTTACTGGTAACGGTAATTTTACAGTAAGTTCAGGAAGTAAAGATGTTTCAATTTGCAGTATTGGCGCAGGGGCAGGTGGCGGTTATGATGTTGCTGGAGGAGGGGGAGCAGGTGAATTAGATTTATTTACAACCTTTGCTGCTTCAACTGCAACTTACGCAATTGTAATTGGTGCTGGTGGAACAGGTGGAACCTCTGCAAGAGGTACAAATGGTGGAACAACAACATTTAATTCGACCACTATAACTTCACTTGGTGGAGGAGCAGGAGCAGGTGGAGCATCACCTCGCGACGGAGCAAGTGGGGGATCAGGTGGAGGCGGTCGAGATAATGGCGGAAGTGCAAGCGGTAGCAATACAAACGCAGGCGCAGGTGGTATTGAATCTAATCCTTATTACGCTTCAGGTGGTGGAGGTGGAGCAACTGCTGCTGCAACTGCTGGTAATGCTTCAGGAAGTATTGCAACTGGCGGAAATGGTGGACAAGGCTACACATTAACTTCTATTGATTCCAATTTAACAGCCGCTAATTTTACAACTCTGACTGGCATGACTGTTGTTGCTTCTGGTGGTGGCGGTTCAGCATTGATAAATCAAAACAATACTAATGCAACAGCAGGTGTAGGTGGAACTGGTGCTGGTAATGGTGGCGCATCTAAAGCATCACCTGCTCAAAATTTATCTACTGCAACCGATGCAACAAGTTTTGGTTCAGGTGGTGGTGGTGGAACTTGGTCAAATGCTGGATCAGGAAATGGTAGATCTGGTTATGCTGGATTAGTAATTGTGAGGTATGCAGTATGAAAAATTATGCGTTACTAGATGAAAATAACTTAGTGATAAATATATCTATAGCAGACAACGATTGGGATTCTACTGGCTGGGTTGATTACACAAATAAGAATTGCGGTATTGGGTTTACCTATAATGAAGTCGCCGATGCTTTTATAGCCCCTAAGCCAGAATGCGGCCATGAAGAATTAATATTAAATGAAACTAATTATCAATGGGAATGCGAGAACGCAGAGCATGAGCTTATTCTCGAGTAACGGCTGGCCAGCTTCTAACGATCGTAAAGAGATCGGTATAAAGAGCTATGAAGTACCGGGCTGTAAGACTAAGTTAGCATGCGCCGAAGGTGCGGCCCCTTTATTAATTGGCTTTGCAGCTGAATTCCATAAGCTGATAGAGCCTATCGATGAAGGTACTCTGGATGATTGGGGCTATGCCTTTCGCATGGTAAGGGGTACCACCGACAAGCTGTCGAATCATTCAAGCGGTACAGCTATCGATCTTAATGCGCCTAAGCATGCTTTGGGCAAAATAGGCACTTTCCCACCGGAGAAGGTACCGATGATCCGGGCCTTATCTGCTAAGTACGGCCTAAAGTGGGGCGGAGATTACGTTAATCGTAAAGATGAAATGCACTGGGAAGTGAATTTAAACCCGGCTAAGGCCGCAGCTCTTATCGTTAAGTTAGGATTAAAAAATGGCTAATGCCCACGTAACAGTAACCACTACCCCTACGCTTTTAGTCGCAGCTGATCCGCACGATCAGACGGCTATTATCCACGTGGAATCCGGAGCGATCTTTGTAGGAAACGCCAGCGTAACTACATCCAATGGATTCAAATTAGATAATAATAATAAAATAACCTTTCCTATCGGAGCATACGAAGCTTTATACGCCGTAACAACTACGGGAACGAGTACGGCTTACATATACTCCGTAGTCAATTAAGGAGATCTAATGGCTCAATTCAAGCAAGTATTTCTATCATGGCTTCGCGCCTCTGTAGCCTCTGTCGGTGCTCTATGGCTGGCTGGTACTACAGATCCTAAGACTTTGGCATACGCCGGAATCTCTGGCCTAGTAGGCCCATTACTTAAATACTTAGATACATCGGCTCCAGAATTCGGCCGTACTAAGTAATTAAATGAAACGGCTAGTAGGGCTGGTCATCCTTTCGCTGGCCCTAACTAGCTGCGGTTATCAGGGATGGATTAGGTATGGATGCCAAGAATACGAAAACTGGGAAAAGCCAGAATGCAACCCACCGGAGTGCATACCTACCGGAACCTGCACTAAGGACATTCTTGGAGAAACCATTATCGAGGAGCAAAAAAAATAAACTAGATCCACAGGATATACATGCCCGGCTGATCCTTATGATAGGTGCGACTTTATCGCTTACATTCTTTTTAGTTACTCTAGGCGTAGTTTATTCGCTTATGTTTATTACCCAGCCGATCGGGGCTCAGGCTCCTAACGATGCGGCTTTTATCGATCTACTTAAAACGCTAGCTATATTCTTAACGGGCTCACTAGGCGGCGTACTAGCAGGTAATGGGCTTAAAGCTAAAGAGAAGCCTAAAGATCCTTTAGCGTAGGCCGTGTCGGTTCTTGCGCTATGTCGGTGTCTAGCCTTACCCTTTTATAGTCAGTATCAGACGGATACGACAGTAAAGGGCTACTAATGATCGAAGTAACGTTATGGCTCCAGATTCTTTATTTTCTGGGATTAATGTCTCCGGTGATCTTTATGATCGGCTGGAGTAAAGGCTACAAGCAAGGACACAAAGAAGGCCGATGGAATGGCCAGCACAAGCTAGAGAAAACGCTTAGATGATAGTCAAAGCTCCCGAGGGCCGATGGTGCGACTATTGTAAAAATGAATGGGGCAAGGTCAAATATCAAGGGCCGGGCGAAACCCAATGGCATCTAAAGGCTAAAACCGCAGCTGTAGTTTTATGTATATCAGAAACTCCACTAGGCAAGAATAACGAACGGGCCTACTGTGCCGCTCATCGAGCCGAGTTAAGCCAATGGGCTAATGACGAAGTATGGCCGTTAGTCGATCAAATGGAGTATGCAAAGAAGTTAGATCCCATCAAACTAAAAAAGGAGCTATTAGATAATGTTCAACTTAAACGATTATGAAGATGTCGCTACTAGAATTAAAAGGGTTCACGATAATTTTCCGATGGTTCGCTTTAACGTAAGAGAGTTAAAGATCGATCATGCGGCTGGCTATTGCTACGCCGTTACAGAGATCTACAGAGATTCAAACGATGCCCAGCCAGCTGCGGTAGATGTTGCTTATGAAGCTCGTAGCGATCGTGGAGTAAATCGCGACTTCTGGGTAGAAAACTGCATTACTTCTAGCTATGGCCGTACTGCCGGCCTACTTCTAGGCACGGAGAAAAGAGCTACACGGCAAGACATGGAAAAGGCCCAGAGTAAAATCATGGAGCCAGTAAAGAGCGATATTAACGGAGCCAGCCGACAAGCTGCAGAGCCGGTCGCTAATGCTATGGCCATGTTAGTAGATCAATTAGGGGCCGAAGAATTAGAGAAGCCGCCTATCTGTAATCACGGGATTATGGTGCTAAAGATGGGCTCTAAGGATGGCCGAGACTATAAAGGCTATACCTGCCAGCTAGGCAAGAAGGATGCTAATAGCTGCGATTCTATCTGGTACAAAATAGGAGCCGATGGTAAATGGCATGCGCCTAAGAAGCCGGCCTTTGAAGTAAAGGCTGGTCGTCAATTAGTTACTGAAATGTTAAATGGCGATACCTAAGATATTAGAGAAAATAACTTATCAAACCACTATAAAAATAAGGAGTAAAAAAATGGGCTATGTAGAATTTAGTGCTGGCGGTATTGCTTACCGGATGGAAGGCGGTGCATTCGTCTCAGCTGTACCGGCTAAGAATTGCGATGCATGCTTCTGTGATGTTTCGCCAGATGGCGGAATAGAAATTACGAACGTCGATAAAGAGGTCGTATTATGGATCTGCTCCAAGTGCCGCAAGAGATAAAGGTCATTCTGGATTATGCTCAGGAGCAACAAGCTCACAGCATAGGATTTGCCAGAATTACAGAAGTTCAAGCTAGAGTAGATGCAGCTTCTAGGCGGAATAAGGGCCTTAATTATCACGAAGCCGTAATGGAATCTAGTGAAGCTGTAGGAGCCGAGATAGCTGTAGCGCAATACTTCGGCATTCCGGGATTTCAGCCTACAGTCAATACTTTTAAGAATGAAGCTGATATAGGTGCTAAAGTCGAAGTTAAATGGACTAAATACCTTAACGGGCATCTAATTGTAACTAATAACGATCGAGAGCACGATATAGCTGTATTGGTTACAGGTCGAAGCCCGGTTTACATTATCGCCGGATGGATGCCGATAACGATGGCTAAAAAGCCTAGATACCGTGTCGCCGATGGTTCATACTGGATAGATCGGCCTAACCTATTTCCGATCGAGGATCTTAAAAGGAGTATTTATGGCGATAGCGCGTTTTAATTGCAGAGTATGTAAAAAGAAAACAAATGCAAAGATAGTAATAGAGTTTAGCGAGCTATTACCGCCGGGCCTTAAATGCCTAGAATGCGATCAATGTGGCGTGCTAGGTATTGAACTAAACCCAGAGATCATCGATTCCGACATGCCGTCTGACCTGCGGTAATGCAAATGAATTTGACTAGTGCGCTACGCTCCGACATCGCTGGGCGAGCCGGCAAAGCCGGGGTAGCTCGCAAGGCGATTTTGGTGCTATGGGCCGGGCTATTGTCTAATCTAGCTTTGACGGCAACTACAGCTAATGCAATAACAGAGAACAAAGAAGCTTATAAGCTTTACGCCTATGCAAAACTATTTAACTCTAAAGAGTTTATATGTTTAAATGCGTTATGGACTAAAGAAAGTCAGTGGTCGAGTACAGCCCGTAATAAGAAAAGTAGTGCGGCTGGAATTCCACAGCTATTAAAGCTCACAGAAAAAGACCCTTATAAGCAGATAGATCTGGGCTTAAAATACATAGGTAATAGATACGGTACTCCGTGTAATGCATGGGCATTCTTCAAGCTAAAGGGATACTATTAAGAGATGGCAAGTAAGCGTAATGATCCTAGAGTAAGTAGGGATTGGAAGAAGCGTAGATTAGAGATCTTAGCTCGGGATAACTACGTCTGCTATTACTGCTCACAGGATGCAGACACAGTAGATCATCTGATTAGTATTAAGAAGCATGGTGATCCTATGGATCCAAGTAACCTAGTAGCATGCTGTAAGCGATGTAATAGTGCTAAGGGTAGTAAATCAGAAGCCTTTTTTTTAGCCCGTAAGCCTACCCCCCTTGATTTTT